GATGGTGATGGACTCAAACTCTATGTTCAAAGTATTGACGGCAAAGTGTTTGAGTGCTATCATAATCAACTGGAAACCATCTTTTCCGAGTAATATGACTTTTAAATATAATGAAGACAAGCTCCTTCAGGAGCTTCGTGATTACATTGCTAGCACATATAACCAGCACTACTCTGCTGGCAATGACAGCATTCAAACTTTAGATTTGATTGAAGCATGTGGTGATGCCGAAGCATTTTGTCGAAGCAACATTCTGAAGTATGCTTCACGCTATGATAAGAAGGGCACTGCTCGTCGTGATATCGTAAAGATCCTTCACTACGCTTTGCTTTTGCTACATTTTTCTGATAAATCTACTACCACTGAGGAGTATCCTAATCGATGAGTCAACTTTCACTTACGCCCCAAACTACATCTGTCCTGAAGAACTTCTCGACAATTAATGGATCTATTATGATCCGTGAGGGTAATGTGTTGAAGACAATCAGTGTTGGTGAGAACATGATTGCTCAGTACACTTCTCCTGAGATGTTCCCTAAGACCTGTGGTATCTATGACCTAGGTCAGTTCCTCATGGGTCTGAGTTTGTTCCAAGATCCTGGTCTTAACTTTGACAACGATGAGTATGTTACCATTCGTGGTGGTCGCCGCTCTGCTAAGTATTACTTTTCCGATCCTGAGATCACCCTGAAGTCTGCTCCAGAACGTGACGTTAAGTTCCCTGGTGCTGACATGGAATTCTCCCTGTCATCTGAGGATCTTGTTCAGCTTCAGAAAGCATCTGGTGTTTATAGTCTCCCCGATCTTTCTTTTGTCTCTACTGAAGATGGAACTATCAGTCTGAATCTGTGTGATAAAGAGAACGACACTGCTAATGCTTACACTCAGGAGATTCAAGGCACTGCTACTGGTGCTTATGAGTTGTTCCTGAAAGTTGAGAACCTGAAACTGTATCCTGGTGACTACAATGTGAAGATCTCCAGCAAACTGATTACCGAGTGGCGTCATGCTAATCTCGATCTTGTATACTATATTGCTCTCGAACCATGAGAGTGGTTGACAACTTCCTGACACCATCATATGCTAATTTAATTGAATCTCAACTTCAATCAGATGGTCAAGAGTGGTACTTTAAACCCCGTAGTTCTGGACAACCATATCAACAAAATCAATCTCCAGTAGAACACGGATTTAGTTTACTTCTCTTCAGTGAAGTTGAAGGTGGGTGGACTAACACATATGCTAGTATGATGTTAAAACCTTTCCTGTTACAGGTACAAGATACTGTTGGTGCTCAACGACTTCTTAGAGCACGTATTGACATGACGGTTGCTAATACTTCTAGGGTATTACATCCAGCTCATGTTGATCTAGCAGGAGTCAAAAATATTACTGCCATATATTATGTGTCAGATTCTGATGGATATACTATGGTGTATAATGAAAAACGTCTGTGTGATGAGTACACTGTCCAGAAAAAAATTGCTCCTAGGAAAAATCGGTTGTGTTTCTTTGATGGAGACTATTACCATACTGGTCACTCTCCTGTACAGCATCCAAATCGTATCTTGATTAACGCTAATTTTATTTGATTATGAAAAAATTTCTTTGGGTTGAACAGTACCGTCCCAGCAAAATTGCTGACTGTATCTTACCTGAGAATATCAAAAAGTCGTTCCACGGGTTTGTAGAACAGGGAGAGATTCCTAACCTGCTGCTTGCTGGAACGGCAGGCATTGGTAAGACTACCGTTGCCAAGGCACTGTGTGACGAGATCGGTGCCTCTTACATCGTCATCAACGGGTCTGACGAGGGTCGTTTCCTTGACACTGTGAGGAATCGGGTCAGGCAGTTCGCTACAACGGTCTCCCTGACCTCTGGGGGCGCTCACAAGGTCGTCATCATTGATGAGGCAGACAACACCACTAACGATGTTCAGCTGTCTCTCAGGACCGCCGTGGAGGAGTTCCACAATAACTGCCGCTTCATCTTTACTTGTAACTTTCCAAACAAGATTATTGAACCACTACATAGTCGTTGTACTGTAGTTGACTTTAAGATCAATACTGATCAAGCAGTCGCTCTACAGGGAGCATTCTTTACTCGTTTGAAAGAAATCCTGGAGGAACAAAATGTTCAGTACGAGGACAAGGTTCTTGCTAAAGTGGTTAAACGTTATTACCCTGATTGGCGTCGTCTTATTAATGAATGTCAGCGGTTTGCTGCCACTGGTAGTATCAATTCCGCTATCCTTGCTGATGTTGCAGATATTACTATCGATTCTCTTGTATCGTCCTTGAAGAATAAAGAGTTTACTGTTGTACGAAAGTGGGTAGTTGATAATATTAATAATGATCCTACTACTGTGATGAGGAAACTCTATGATGTTCTTTACGATAAACTCAAATCAGCATCTATTCCTGAAGCAGTGTTGATCATTGCCAAATATTCTAGGGACATTCATATTGTTCCTGACCAGGAGATCAATCTCTTGGCATGTCTAACTGAAATTATGATGAGTTGTGAATTCAAATGATTAGTAAAAGCGAATTAATGCACCACCGACTCCAAGCGTGGTTGAGAGAAAATCAAAGTGATGACGTTGAGTATCTTGGAGAACGTCCAGATATTTGTGGTGAAATGAATCACTGGTATCGCTTTGGTGAACATGAAGTAACTGTTGATTGTGTGGAGGACATTGAACTTGTCGGAGAAAGTTAAGACCACACCAGAAAACGTAGCAGAAGCACACGAAGCTTTGTTTCATGCTACAATGAATCTACCTGCTGCTGCCGCTCATTGTGGCATGACACAGAAACAATTGAAGTTAACCTTTTGGGAATACCTTAAATATCATGCCCCAAACTTTGAAATCACTGAAGACGCCACTTCGATATCCAGGGGGGAAGAGTCGTGCCCTGAGTAAACTCTTCCAATACATTCCTGACCTTAAAGATTACGATGAATATCGTGAACCATTCTTGGGTGGTGGTTCTGTAGCACTTGAAGTATCTAAACGTTATCCCCATTTGAATATCTGGGTCAACGATCTCTACGAACCTCTTTATAATTTCTGGCGAGAACTGCAGGATCATGGACAAGCACTTAGAGACGAACTTGTCCAACTTAAACAAAGACACATTGATCAAGCATCTGCCAGAACTTTGTTTGATAGTGCGAAAGAATATCTTTCAAGACCTGTGGAAGACACTAAAGATTTCCACCGTGCTGTTTCCTTCTATGTGGTTAATAAGTGTTCTTTCTCTGGTCTCACCGAATCAAGTTCCTTCTCCAAGCAAGCAAGCGATAGCAACTTCTCAATGGCAGGAATCGACCGATTGCCTGAGTATCAAAAACTAATTGCCAATTGGAAGATCACCAACCTCTCATATGAAGAGTTGCTGACAGATGATAAAGCAGTATTTACTTATCTTGATCCTCCTTATGACATTAAGGATAACCTCTATGGGCGTAAAGGATCAATGCACAAAGGATTTGATCACGATAAGTTTGCTCTTAATTGTGATCGTTTTGTCGCTCCTCAACTGGTTTCCTATAACAACTCTCAACTGATCCGAGATCGGTTCAAGGGGTGGTCAGTTGCTGAATTTGCACACACCTACACCATGAGGAGCGTGGGATCCTATACACTAGATCAAGCGGAACGAAAGGAACTCGTTCTCCACAACTACCTAACCACCATCGTAGGCGAACCGTCATGAAGTGTGAAGTCAAACTCTATGTTGCTGGCACTGTCTTCAAAGAAGAAGTGATCGCTCGTAATTATCAAGAGGCACGTGAAGTTGCCCTTGCTAGGAATCCTAATGCTAAAGTTCTGGGTGTTACTGCTGTATTTAAATAATGTGGAGACTGTGGGCGAAGGCACTTGGGCAGAAGGAGGGGCGAGATGAAAGAGAAGCAGATTACATTGCTATCATACGGACTATTATACTTCTCACTTATTTCATTACTAATCTTTTTATTATTAGCGGAGTGATCAGACACTGGAATGGCGGAACTCAAAGACTACCTGTACAGCATAAACCAATCTAAGAAGAATATCCTTAAGGATGACCCTGAGGTGGAGAGAAAGTATCCACCTTTTATTATTAATAAGTGCCTGTCATCATTTACTGATACCATTCTGTATGCCAACGAGATGAATAAGAATCCTCATCTCGATAAAAGACTACAGTATGACTTTTTTATAAATAGTTTGAAACCGAGGAAACGTTTCACTCCCTGGTTACGCAAGGAAACTCTTGAAGAGTTAGAACTTGTAAAGCAATATTATGGTTACAGTCATAATAAAGCATTAGAAGCTTTAAACATTCTCACTAAAGAGGAACTTGATTCTATAAGAAAGACATTGAATAAAGGTGGCATGAAATGAGCACAGAAATTGAAGTAACTTGGCAACCTACCGATATGGTGGAGGTTACCTTGGGACAACCTGACGACTTCCTCAAGGTTCGAGAAACTCTTACACGTATTGGTGTAGCATCCAGAAAAGAACGAAAGCTATATCAGTCGTGTCATATCCTTCATAAGCAAGGAAAGTATTACATCGTTCACTTTAAAGAATTGTTTGCTCTCGATGGAAAGAGCACAAA